CCCGTTCCACAGCTGGGCCAACCAGCCGGTGCAGGGCATTGTTGGTCCCTCACGTCCCATCAACTTCTCGCTCACGGACGGAGCGACTGAGGGTCAGCGCTTGCTGTCGGCCAATATCGGCGTGCTCCTGCGCGGTGAAATGGGCGTGGAAAGTGCCATCGGCCAGGGCGGGTTCATCTTCGTGGGCACAGATAACGCGGGCGAGGATGATCTCTGGCGGTTTTATAACGTCACCCGCGGGCGTGACTTCATCCACCTGATGCTGCTTCGGACCCTGCGGTTCTATCTTGGGCGGTTCAACATCACGGGCCAGACCATTCAGGCGATCCTGAACACGATGGAAACCGGCCTGCGCAATCTCAAGGCCGATGGCGATATCCTCGGCTTCGAGATCAAGTTCACGCGCGATCAGAACACGCCCGAGGAACTGCGTCAGGGCCGCTTCACGGTCAGCTTTGCCGCCGAGGAGGCGCCAGTGCTGCGCTATCTCGGCATTCAGTCCGCGCGTTACCGCCCGGCGCTTGATGCGCTGCTCGACGATCTACTCGCGCAGGTCGGCACCATCACCGGCTGACCGGCCAGAAACTTGTCTGACATTCAGGAGACGCTCCCATGAGCAATATTTACGTGATGGAGGCCGCAAACCTGTTTTGCGGCGATGAGAACCCCACGGCCTCCAAGCACCTGACGCTGACCGAGTTGCAGCTGCCCAACCTGCAGGAAATCACCCAGGACCACCACCCTGGGGGCTCGCGTGTGCAGATCGAGGTCGCGCTTGGCATCCAGAAGCTTGAGGCCAGTTTCAAGCTTGCGGGCTGGGATCCGGACCTGCTGACGCAGTTTGGTCTTGGGGCCACGGCGCGCAAGAAGTTCACCGCCTACGGATCAGTGCGCGACAAGCGCAACGGCGTGGCGATCGAGGCCAAGGCGGTGCTGGAGGGGCGTCTGGGCACGGCCAACCCGGAGGCGTTCCAGCGCGGCGAGTTGCAGGGCTTTGATTACGCAATCAGCGAGATCCTGCATTACGAGCTCTATTTCGAGGGGGCCGAGAAATACTACTGGGATTTCTTCACCACCGACTGGCGCGTCAACGGCGCGTCGCAAAACGCAGACGAGCGCGCGATCTTGCGCCTTCCCAACGGCTTTTGAGGTAATCCATGTCTGACGCAGCAAATTCAAAGACCGTTTCCCTGTCCGTGCCGGTGACCTTCGAGGGCCGCGAAATCACCGAGATCCGCATAGCAAAGCCCAAGGTCAAAGACCTCAAGCGGATGAACGCGGCGCTGGACGGCATCACCGATCGCCTGGATCAGGGCATTGTCATGGCCTCGGCGCTGACGGGCTATCCGGTCGAGATGATCGAGGATCTGGACACTGACGACTTCACCGCGCTGTCGGAGGTGATTGCGGATTTTTTCCCCAAGGGCACGGCTTCGCCTCCTGGCGATCGGTCGTTGCCGAAACCGCCCACTGGCTGAACACGCCGCTGACGGCCTTTGAGGAGATGGAGTGGTCCGAGGTGGTGCTTTGGCACGCCGAGGCCCGGCGCCTCGCGCGGGCCGTGAAGATGAAATGATCCTACGACGCATCGGGCGTCCCGCGCGATCGCATAGGCATGATCCATGACAAAGCTCACGTCCCAACTGGTCATCGAACTGCTGGACCGGGTGACCAGCCCGGCGCGCCGGGCGGCCAATGCGCTGGCGGGCATCTCGAACACGGTCCGCGAGACCAATGGCCAGCCCATCACCTTCAGTGACCGCCTGAACGCGGCCATCACCCGCAACAACCGCGCCTTGGCTGACGCGCGCGGCGGTCTGCTGGATGCTGTGGCCAGCTTTTACGCGCTGCGCAGCGCGATTGGCGCGCCGATCCAAGCCGCCTCGGATTTTGAAAGCGCCATGGCCGATGTGGCCAAGGTGGTGGACTTCCCAAGCCCTGCAGCCTTTGCGCAGTTCCAGCAGGATCTCTTTGCGCTGTCGCGCGACATTCCGATCGCTGTGACGGGCCTTGCGGACATTGCTGCGGCTGCGGGTCAGGCCGGGATTGCCGGGCAGGACCTGATCCGGTTCACGGATGCTGCTGCCCGGATCGGCGTGGCGTTTGATATCAGCGCCGAGCAGGCGGGTGGCTCGATGGCCAACCTGATGACGGCGCTTGGGCTCACTATCGACGAGACGGTGTTGCTCGCCGATGCGATGAACCATCTGTCCAACAGCCAGGCCTCGAGTGCTGCGGATATTCTGGACGTGGTCCAGCGTGTGGGCGCGCAGGCGACCATGTTCGGCTTCACGGCTGAGCAGACCGCTGCCTTTGCTTCGGCGATGCTGGCAGCAGGCTCGACCAGCGAGGTCGCTGCGACATCCTTCCGAAACATGGGGGCGGCGCTGACCCGAGGGACAGCAGCAACAGCCACCCAGCGGAGTGCCCTTCGCGAGCTTGGGCTCGACGCAGAAGAAACTGCCCGCTCCATGCAGGAGAACGCGGTCGAGACCACGATCGACGTGCTTCGGCGCATCGGCCAGTTGCCAGCCGAGCAGCGCGCGGCGATCTCGTCGCAGCTCTTTGGCAATGAGGCCCGCGCGCTTGGCCCGCTGCTGACCAACCTTGGCCTTGTCGAGGACACGCTCGGCATGGTGGGGGATCGCGCGACCTATGCTGGCTCGGCTTTTGCAGAGTTTGCAGCCCGTAACAACACGTTCCAGGCCAACATGCAGCGGTTCCAGAACGTTCTGACCGAGTTGCAGATCAATATCGGCAATGCGCTGATGCCCGCGATCACGCAGCTCGCCGAAGCCGTCACGCCGCTGATCACGCGACTGGCTGATCTGGCGAATGCCTATCCGGAGGTGACGCTGGCAGTGGTCGGTGCGACTGCAGCGGTGATCGCCTTCAAAGGTGCGATGGCGGCGCTGCGCTTTGCCGGGCTTCTGGGGCGCGGGGGTGTCTTGTCGCTGATTGCGGCGGGATACAACAGTGTCGGCCGGGCGGCCATCGGGGCGCGCACGGCGGCAAGTTCCATGATCGGATTGCAATCTGCGCTGGCGGCCATGTCGGGGCAGCCGCTTGGGACGATTGGTCGTTTGCGTGCCGGGCTCACGGGGATCGCGCTGGCGGTCCCGGGCGTGGGTGCCTTGTCCTCCGGCATTGCGGCCATAGGTGCTGCGGTCGCCACGATCTCCGCTCCAGTCTGGGGCACGTTCGCAGTGATTGCCGCCGCTGTGGCTGCGGCTGGCATTGCCATCTGGCGGTATTGGGACCGGATCAGCGCGATCTTCACCGGCGTGGGTCAGGCGATCAGCGCAGCGCTGCAGCCCGGGCTGGACTGGGTTGGCGAAAAGCTGTCCTTTCTGACGCCGCTGGTCGATGGGTTCGGTGCAGCCTGGGATTGGGTGCGAGAAAAGCTGTCGGGCCTTGGCGACATGCTCTCGGGGCTGTTCACCCGCGAGACCCTGTCCGAGGAAGACATCGCCCGGATCACCGAACGGGCGCGGGAGGTGACCGAAAACATCATCGGCTGGTTTGCTGGCTTGCCTGCCCGGATCAATGAGGCGGCCAGCACATTGGTTGAGGCGGGCCGTGGCCTGATCCAGTCGATCTGGGACGGGGCCCGTGAGCGGTTTGGGGAATTCATCGACTGGGTCGCAGGCATTCCGGGCCGTATCATCGACGCGATTGGCAGCATTGATCTGTCCAGCCTGATCAGTTTTGGCGAGCCGCCACGTTGGCTGCGCTGGATGATGGGGGAAGAGGAGGTCACGCCGCCAGAGATCCCGGCGCCACCGGGTCAGGCGGAATTTGATTTGTTGCCAACCGATCAAAGAGGGGCAGCAGAGACGCTGGCAGCGGCGCGGGCTGCCGGGGATCTGCCGACACCGGCGTATCTGCAGGACCTGTCAGATTATGCTGGCCACCTGCGCGGTGAAATGGCCGGGGTTCAGGCGCAGATCGACCAGATCGATCAAAATGGACCGATGGGCGACAGCTTGGCCGCGCCTTTGCTGGCCAACCTTGGACGGTTGCAGGAGGAGCTGGTTGGGGTCGAAGCAGATCTCGATGCGGGTCGCTTGCGCGCGGATGAGGTGACAGAGGCACTACGCATTCTCGGGGAAACGGAGACCACGCCCGAGATCGACACTGCCTCCATCGACCGAGCACTCACCCGCGTGCGGGCGCTTCGCGCTGAAATGGCTGCTGCGGAAGGCGGTGCGGTGGGACCTGAGGTATCGGTGCCGGAGATTGACGGTGCCCGTGCAGGTGGTGGCCCGGTCAGCCGGGACGGCACCTATCTGGTGGGTGAGGAGGGGCCAGAGCTGGTCACACCGTCCCGCTCCGGCTTTGTGAACACGTTTGGCGCAATCCACGGTGTGGTTGCTGCAATCCAGCGGCTGCCGTCAGCGGTTGCCGCTGTCCAGTCAATCGGGCCGCAGCTGGTCACACCACCGTCCGACGTGTCTGCACCAGAAGAAATCGAAATGCCACCGCCGCGGAGCAGCGTAGCGGATGCGGTCGATGCGTCGGGAACAGCACAGACGGCACCGCGCGTGGCCTTCCCCAAAATCGACGTGCAGATCAGTATCGCGCCGACCATCCACACCACAGAGCGCGTCGATCCGGCGCAGCTCTCCCGCGACATCGGTGAGCAGATGCGTAGCGAACTGCGCGAGGCTTTCCGCGGCGTCTTTGCGGATACAGGCATGAGGTTTGCGTGATGCTGATGATGTTGGGGCCGGTGCAGTTCGAGGTGATCCCCTTCAACACGAACAGCTATGGCCACGGCCATGAGGCGGGTTTTGCCGAAAAGCCGGTTCTTGGCATTCGGCCACCACTGGAGTTCGTGGGCGAGGGCCCGGAGAGTTGGACCATCAAGGCCAAGCTTTATCCGGAAAAGTTCGGCGGGCTGGGTCAATTGCAAACCCTCTATCAGGCGCGGGCATCGGGACGGCCGCAATACCTCATGCGCGGTGACGGCGCGGTGATGGGGTGGGTGGTCATTCTCGATGTGCAGGAGCGCTCCACCTATCTCGATCCGAAAGGCGTCGGTAAGATCATCGACGTGGATATCAGCGTCAAACGCTGCGGCAGCCCATCCTCAGCCAGTTTCTTCTCGCTGCTGGCCGATATCTTCCTCTGGGCCACGCGGTGAGTGCCATGATGATCCCAGTTACTGAAACCGTGACCGTTGAAGGGGATGCGCTGACGGTTTCCCTGATCGTCTGGCGACGTTTCCACCGGCCGATGCCAGGTCTGGTGGAGCAGATTTACGACCTGAACCCCGGTCTGGCCGATCTTGGACAGACCCTGCCGGTCGGGACCCGCTTTGAGATGCCGATCCCGATCCCGCGCGCGCAGCAGGTGCTGGATCCGATCCGGC